TAACCGCCGCCCAAGTATCCGACCTATATCTCAACCCCGAAAAGATTGTCCCCGATGGTGTAGCCAATAGCGCATTGAAACTTTGGCTTCCAATGATGGAAGGCGCGGGAACAACGGCCTATGATGGTTCGGGCAATGGCAATCACGGAACAATCAATGGTGCAACTTGGGTGTCTGGTATCGGTGCGCCCGTAGCGCAGACGGCATTGGTGTCGTGGAATAAGGGGACGAACTTATACCCATATAGTTCCCAACTAAACCAATGGACTGCAAGCTTTGCAACGGTAACGGCTAACTATGCAGTAAGCCCAGACGGATATACTAACGCAGACCGAGTTCAGTTCACGGCTGGCGGTTTGGTTTATATTAGTGGCTCGGGTTCGGCTGGTGAAAACACTTTGAGCGTTTACGCAAAAGCAACAAACGGAACAAGTGCGAAATTCCGATTCTTTGGAAATGGAACCACCATATTGTCAAGCGACCAAACGGCTACGGGCGAATGGCAACGCTTTACCTTCACCTACACTTACTCTGCGCAAACGGCTGGACTCACAAGACCAACCACAAACGGAGGCGTGGACGATGTGCTTTTCTACGGATTCCAGCACGAAATCGGTAGTTCTGCCACCTCCTACATCCCAACCCTATCAACCGCCCAAACCACCCCCGTATTACTCCCGCAAGGCTTAACAACGGGCCGCGATATTACGGGCGTGAATCTATTTGAAAACGTGCGGAACGCCTTCGCGCTAAATCTTGACGGGAAGAGTTGGGCAGAGGTTCACGATAATGCGAGTTTGGATGTTAGCGAGATAACCGCAGAAGGGTGGATGTATATGGAAGACATCACAAGTTTAGACACCAATAGAATCGTTATTAAATGGAACACAACCTATCCAGAGCGTACTTTCCAATTATACGCAACGGGGAATAGTGGCGTTTGGATGTTGAGCAATGGTTCAGCGGCTTACTTATTAGGTGGGGGTACATTTACGCAAGGTCAATGGTATCACATTGTCGGTACTTATGATGGCACAACCCAACGCTTATATGTTAACGGCTCACAAGTGAATAGCGCGGCTTTATCAATTACATTAAAGCAATCAAGCAAAGAGTTGATGATTGGAGGATATAGCACTGGGGTTTATTCAAATAATAGCATCGCCCTCCCCCGCATCTACAACCGAGCGTTAACGGCTACGGAGGTATCAAGAAACTACAACGCTGACAAATCTAAATTCGGACTATAATGGCAAACGGAAACCTTTTCCTTCGCGTACCCGCATCCAAATACAACGATGCCCTACCCGCAAATCTAACTACCTACGATTGGACGGAATATGAACCCGCACCCAATCCCGAAGACCCACCCATTGAAAAGACCATTCATCCGACTTGGGCCGAAATGGCTGCACACAACGCCCCCCTCTATGGTGGCGCGGTGGAGGTCGTAGATACGGACACCTTCTATATCATTGAGATGATGGCATCGTGGCTCAATGGCGATGTCGCAAAGATTCAATCCCTCAACTGGATGATGATGGAGGTGAACGAGGCGCGTGAATATATTGCTAACCATCAACCCGTTGTTGAAAAATGACACGAACTGAATCCATAGGGGCTACCTTCCTCTCAACAATTATCAGTTGGGCAACCATTGACATCAACCCTTTGTTGTCGGGTATTGCTTCGGTGTTCGCCATTGTCTTGTCTGCCTTTCTTATCTATAAGACCTACCTTGAGATTAAAATTCGTAAAAACCAACTGAAATGAACTGGATCAAAAACCTATTGAGTGATGGTGACGCGGTTTCATCCAAGCGTTTCATCGGCGTTTTGGGCGCGATTGTTTTGTTGGTGATGTTGATCATCAATTCATTCAGCCCGACGACAATCGGACCCTCCGATGGTTTGGTCAACGCCGTTTTGGTTTTGACTCTTGGTTGCTTTGGTTTTACTTCTTTGGATAAGTTCGCCCGTAAGTAATGGCTAAAGGTCAATCCGTTTCCTCGTATGTCTCAAAGAGCAAGAAGCGAGGCAAACACTCCAAGCAAGAGAGTGCTAACAAGGCAAGTAAGAATTACAAGAAGCAATACAAAGGGCAAGGGAGATGATAATGGTTTCCAAGAACTTCAGCCTTGCTGAATTGACCAAAACCAATACGGGCCTTCCTAACGCACTTCCAGAGCATTTGTATGGAAACATACAAGCGTTGGTAGATAATGTCTTACAACCAGCGAGAGATGCGTTAGGGCCTATCCAAGTAACAAGTGCCTACCGCAGCCCCGAAGTCAATGTCAAGATTGGAGGGTCAAAGACCTCGCAACATTGTCTGGCTCAAGCAGCGGACTTGAAGTTCAAGGGAGGGAACGATGTTCTCTTTAATTGGCTGAAGGATAATACCGACTTTGACCAACTCATTTGGGAGTTTGGCACGGATGATGCACCCGCTTGGGTTCACATTTCATATTCACCGCGACATCGCAAACAAATCCTAAAAGCAGTAAAGCAAAATGGCAGAACCAAATACCTCAACTTTTGATGAATGGCTTAATGATTTGGAAGAAATTCCTACGAACCCCGCTTGTAGCATTGATAATCCCGATTGCGACTCTTGCGGTAGTTAGTGGATGCGGTGGTGCGAAGAATCTCCAAGAGAGTGTAATTGTCAAGGACACGGTAATTGTAACCAAAGAACGAGTTCTGCACGACACGCTGACAATTCAAAAGGACACCATCCTGTACCAAGATCGCGTAAAGGTAGAAATTAGGTACTTGGAAGGAAAGACAATGGTCGTTACTGCCGAATGTCCGAGCGACACGGTTACTATCACTCAAGTCAAGATTGTCCAATCCCAAGCTCCGAAGTCCAAATTCAGTTGGGAAGGGTTGCTTGGATGGACTATTGCTATTTTGTGCTTGTTGGTCATCATCCGAACAGTCATCCAAAAACTTATTTAAGGGCATTTAGAAGCGTTTTAAACGCACCTTACCCCTTCGGTGGTATGTCCGTATACCTTAACCAAAGAAACCCTCTTAAATCCAAAGAAAAAGAGAAGGGGGGACTATAGGGGGGTAGAGTTAGTTAGTTGTTTGGATAGTTAGTAATTAACATAGTAGTTAATATAATAATAGTTATAGTTATAGTTAGTATTATAGTAATTATTAGTTTAGTTGTTTAATTAGTAACTATGACTAAAGCGGAAAAGAGAATACATTGGAGGAAGATAGAGGAGGGTGAAATACCTGATGACTACCAAAACCCATTCTTATCTCATTTTGGTTTTATGGATTACCCTTTAGATGAACACCAAGAAAGAACAAGACGAAAACTAAAACAATATCACGGCTATGAATGACCATCAAGGTTGGCACTTCCTGTATTGGGATGATTTAGGAGATTCTCAAAATGAGGTAGATAATCAAAAAAAGGATACCTTTGCTGACGATGAGCAAGAAGACTCCTAAATACTACATCGGCAAGTACAAGTCAATAGAGGCTTTTGATGTTGTGTTGGACTTCCAAGAAGACAACTACAACTTGGGAACGGCAATCACCTATCTCCTTCGGGCTGGTAAGAAGCCAAACAACCCAATCACCCAAGACATCAAGAAAGCCATCGCTCACCTTCAAAGAGAATTGGAGCATCAAACGCATAAGTCAGCCAACCACCTTGAATACTTTGAGTTCCACAATGCATCAGCAAAATACAAATCCGATGGAATGGCATTACTATACAAACAAAGCAACGAAAAGGAAGATTGACAACCTCTTGTTTGAGGCTGCCAAACTATTCGCCAACTGCGAATCAACCTACGAAGCAAGACAACAAGCTCTAAAGAAGGAGCAAGAGTACTTATCTCAAATCTATGACCTTGACCCCCACTTTGCCGAAAGATGCGGTTATCATCCTTGAGGTAGGCAAAGTCCCCTCCCTAAACTCTTTCTACGCATCCAAACATTGGATAGTGCGTAAGAAGGCAAAGGATAAGTTCAAGGCGGAGTTATTAGATCAACTCAACCAATACGACCCAATCACTTTTAAACAGGTAACTGTAAGGTTGGAAACCAATCTTGGTTACGACATTGACAACTGCATTATGGCAGTCAAGTTTGGGATGGATGCCTTCAAAGATTGGGGAGGCATTGCAGATGACACCAAGAAACACTTTCCCAAACTAACCATCGTTCACAATCCCGAACTGGAGAAGAACACCTCAAAACTTTTTTTTAACGGAGATTTGGTAGATTGAGATTTTCAACATAGGTTTGTTGAGTAATCAAATCAACACACTATGAATTACAATCTATCACCCCAGTCTTACGAGTCCATCATTCAGATGCAAGAGGCTCGTATTGAAGCAATGCAAAAGCGCATTGATGCCCTTGAGGCAGTAAGCAATCCCGTTTTGAAAGCGGAGTTAGCCACGCAAGACTTCATTTTCAACAAACTATTCCGATGAATGATAAGTTGTACATCCAATGGCTTGAGGAAAGAATCGTAAGCCTTGAGATAGAACTCTCCATAGCCCATCAGAATCATCTTGATTCATTAGACCGTTTAATTCAATCAATTCAAAACCCCCAAGTAAATGCCTAAAATTACGAGCATCCAAGACACAGGAAGAATGTGGAAAGAGTTCCATATCCTTGAAGTGCAATTTGACAACAACGATGGAGGAACGGCTCTCGCCAAATCTCCCACTCCCGCCTACAAGGTGGGTGATGATGTCCAATACGAAAAGAACGAGCGCGGAGGAGTCAAGATTCAACGCGATCAATCCAACTTCTCAAGCAACTCTAACTATTCTAACAACTCCCCAAGAATGAAGCAAGACAATTCAGAACAAATCGCTCGTAGCGTAGTGTTCAAAGGTGCTATTGACTTGGTATCATCGGGCAAGATGCAAATCACCGACATCCCATCGTTTGTAGACAAGTACCTCTCCGTAGTTACTGGCGCATCCGCACAAGGAGAATCCTACCAAGCGCACTTCCAAGAATCATCAATGCCATTCTAATTAAGCCCCACTTCGGTGGGGTTTTTTTCTTTCCTTTGTTTTTATGACTCACCCCTCACTCATTAGAAACGGAGATGTCTTTGACTACCTCCAAAAAGCCCGTAAAGGTCTGATCCCCGAAGCTTCCAAGTTTGGACATTCGGAGATTGATGACTATTTGCGGTTCAAGAGGGGCAACTTTATCGTGGTAACGGGTCACGCCAATGTCGGTAAGACCCACACGATGCTTTACTTGATGCTCCTCCATACCCTCAACAACGGAACGAAGTGGTTGGTATACTCATCGGAGAACGATGTCAAGAGCATCCAACGAAAGTTGATTGAGTTCTTGTGTGGGAAGCAAATACAATACATTGATGATGTGACCTTCGCTCGTAAATACGATTTTGTCCAAGCGCATTTTGCATTTATTGACCCCGAAACCCTTTACGATGTCTTTGGGTTGCTTGAAACGATGGAGGAGATTTATGATGAGTTCCAGTTTGATGGTGTAATGATTGACCCATATAACTCACTTACGATAAATCAGAAGAAGTTGGGTAAGGTAAGCACTCACGAATACCATTACGAAGCCACAAGCCATATACGAGTCTTCTGCAAAAAGTTCAACGCAACTGTTATTCTAAATACTCACCCCGTTACTGAAGCACTCCGTAAGGTTCACTATAAAGGACATCCATACGAAGGCCATCCAATGCCACCAATGGCGAGTGATGTTGAAGGAGGGGGTAAGTTCGTCAATAGATGTGATGAATTTGTAGTGATTGCGAGATACACAATGCACGAAACCGACTGGATATTCACCGACATCCACATCCGCAAGGTGAAGGAGTTAGAAACAGGAGGTAGACCAACACCCCTTGACTCACCCATTCGCCTTCAGTCTATCAAGTACAATGTCGGATACATAATCGGATACAAAAATTTGATTACCTTACCCGAACCCAAACAACAAGAGGATGTTCCCTTCTGACCCTACCTTCAACGAGCTACATATTAGAGAAAAGCAGATGCTTTTGGGGGCTATCCTCATTTGGTTGAATGACTGCGCTCAATATGCCGAAACAACCCAAGAACAAAATGACATCATCAACAAGATTATTGACCTTGTGGAGGTGGATAGGGTGATGAACTACTTTATAGATTATGAGCGTAGCAGTATGCGATTCCTGAATGAAGCGAGAATGATAAACGCCAAACTCAAACTTGAGAACCAAGAGATGAAAGATACCATTGACAAACTCCAAAAATCGCTTGACAATGCAGCCAACAACCTTTAGAAACTTCCAACCCAAAGACCATATCAAAACCCAAAAGGGAGAGGTCTTTGAGATAACGGAACGCCTCACATACTTCTGCAAGGGATGTAGTTGTGTTCCTCTGAATCCCTGTGATGAGTTCAAAGAGAATACAACCCTCACCATCAAGAGCCAAAGAGGCATTTGGCAAATGACCCTCAAAGAAATAAATCGTAAATTAGCCAACGGAGATATTACCGAAACAAAATGGACATAGGAAAACTCTTAATTGCAGCAGATACCTTTTTTCAAGGAGAGAACTCTCTTACCAATCACCGAAAGAATGTTTTATCACGGGCAGCGTTTGCCAATGCTTTCCGTAAGCATTTCCGTGTTGTTGACATCGCAAGTGTCTTGGGGCGTGACCATTCAAGCATCGTCCACTATAAGAAGACCCATTCCGCCAATATGATGTACGATGACTACATCAAACTTTATAAAGAGGCCGAAGTGGTGCGTGAGCGTATTATCGGGGAGGAGATAGAGCAAGAACTCACCATCGGGGATATGCTTATCACGATCAACAAACTAAAACTAAAACTCAAAGAGAGGGAGAAAGAGGTCAATGAGTTATCTTTCTATAAAGACAAGTATCTTAAATTAAAGGAACTAATATGAACTTCTCCATCTATCCCCTTACTGGAATTTTATTTGGGTTCAATTATTGCAACTATGAGGATGGAGATTTCCCGACCCACGAAATACAAATCTGCATAGGTCTATTCATTATTGAGGCACATTGGTGATACTTGAACTTCTATCTAAACGACACGATGAGTGGCTTCGGATGGCAATGTCCTTCGGAGCGGATAGAGATTCGGCTCAAGATTTAGTTCAAGATATGTACTTGCGGATGTACAAGTATGTAGAGAACCCCGAAAGGATTATGTATAACGAGGACGAGGTAAATACTTACTTCGTCTTTGTTGTTTTACGCAACCTGTACATATCATCCCAAAAGGCGATGACCTTTAGTGAGCTTGAGGAATTAGAGGGAGAGATGGATGAGCCAAATTACGAGATGGAAATGGCTCACAACAACCTTATTGATGAGTTGTGGGAAGAGGTAGACTCGTGGCATTGGTACGACACCAAGCTCTTTAAGTTGTACCACAATACAAATATGACCATCAAGAAGATCAGCGAAGAGACAAAAATAAGTGAGCGTTCAATTTGGAATACATTAGACAATGGAAGAAAACGAATCCAAACCAATCGGAAAGAAGCCTACCAAGCGTGGAAGACCTCGCAAAAAGAGTGAAGGGTTAGGCGATACTATTGAGAAGATAACAACGGCTACTGGCATCAAGGCGGTAGTGGATGCCTTTGCGGAAGCAACGGGTATTGACTGTGGGTGTGATGCTCGCAAGGAGAAACTCAACAAGTTGTTCCGCTACAAGAAACCCGAATGCTTGACAAAGGACGAGTATGACTTCTTGGGGACTGTGGTCAACAAGCCCGTCATCAAAGCAGAGGAACAAGCAAAAATCAATATTATCTACAATCGCATATTTAAGGATAATGTCCAACCCACCACTTGCGGTTCTTGCCTAAAGTCACGCATCGTTGAACTGAAGGCAGTATACAACGCTTATGGTCAGTAATGGAAGAAGACAGTATTCTCGCCAACAAGGCGATTTAGCGGAGCAACGCTTCATTGATGCTTGTACGGCTATCGGCTATGAGGTAAAGAAGTCTACCGCCCAAGAGGATATCTACGAGCATATTGACTATTGGGTCAAACGCAGAGAGAATTGGTATGGTGTGGATGTAAAAGGCAACCGCCA